ACAATCATTTCTTTTTTAAGTACACCAGCATTATCGTGTCTTTGGATCTTTAACTGATTAAACAGTGTTCCAAATAACGCTACGTATTTTCTCGTAGTTGAATTATAAAAATAATTTGCGATTGCCATATTGTTAATCCTGTATAGAAATGTTTTCGCTGAATGGGTCCATTTCAGAGAAGTCTAATATATCATCTGCCTGATCTTCAAACGCAAGGTTATTTGCAAGTGGATCAACACCTTCAAGTGATGTAAGCGATGTAACCGTATCTTTTGATGTATCAATGTCTGCAAAGTAATTATCAATTTCATAATAGCCAGTATCGAATGTTTCACCAGAGTATTCAGCCAATTCACAACGCATATCGTATACTTGTAGTGCGCCAGTTTGATAGAATACGCTTTCGTGTTCAACGTGTTGGATCTTATACATTTTTTGATTAAGTGGCATCCAAATCATTTCGCCTTCAAGTGGACGTAATCGCGTATCTTGTTCGCGTGTAACGTATTGCTCAAAGGTACGTATAGCAACAGTGAATGTAATTGAGTCACGAATTTGTAAACCAAACTTAGATAGGAAGTCACCTTCGCCTTCAAAGCCATCAACGTTTTTGATGTATACTTCAAAGTCATAATACTTATCAAACGTTGGCAGATCGTCTTCGTTTAAAATCCTATCAATGTTTTGATGTAATCTCGTAATGAATTTAACGTCTATGCCATATATCTTAATTGACTCGATAACTAAATCGTCAATTAAGTTTTGCTCATATACGTTATCGTGATTTCTAAAATATGCGTTCGTTGCCATAACTTATCCAATAAAATTGTAAGTGAGAGGTTGAAGCGATCTTATTGCGTCTTCTTCAATTCTCTCCCTGTCAGCTCTCGCCTCTGCTAATATCTGTTCTCCGTTAAACTGTACTCCACCAACCAAAGTCATCTGGTTAAATTTAGTAAGGTTCATACCCCATTGTTCTCTAACTAAACACGCAGCGTAATTTTGCAGCCATCTGTCTGTCCATAGTTCTGCATACATATCTTCGTCAATAATGTCGTACGCTTCAATAATGATATAGTTACCTACGACCCAACTTTTTGTATCAGTGTCAATATGTAATTTGTTAACATACTTATTATAACGGATCATTGGTTTACCAACAAGCAGCTCTTGCATAAACTCAATATGTTGCATTGTCATATAATAATTCTGCATTGAGTAACTAGTCATATCTTGTATGTTATTTAAAACGAATTGATAGTTAACGTTAAACATACCAGTACCAGTTGAAATTGATGTATCAAAAGAGAATATCTTTGATATACCAAGGATCTTTGGTGGTAAAGGGATCCAACCGTTTTCTTTATCAGTTTCAGTAATTTGATGCTTAAGATAAACTAATTGGCTACCGTTATAATGATAATCTCTCCAAAATGAAACAGCCTCATCTACACGGTCATCAACTTGTTCGTCAGCAACGTTAATTTGGATTACCGGAGCACCGATCTTTCTTAAAATAAAATCTTTAAAATCTTCTCTAGATTGAGGTTGTGCCATGTCTTATCCTAACTCTTCTCTAATGATTACTTTGATATATCCTGAGTTAGGAAATGTTTCAATTTGACCATTAGTATATGTTACTTGAAACTCAGCGTTATGAATTCCAGTGTTTGATGTATCACCAGTTTGCCATGGATATGACACTATGCCCTTTGTGGCATTAATGATAGATGCAGTACCTAAGCTAATTAAGCTTGAGCCTTCTTCTGTCGACATATTAAAATTAATTTGCGAAGCAAGTACCAATGATTTTGCTCGACCAGTTGAGTCTGTTAAGACGGCTTCAATGGACGGAGCAGTGTCGTTTTGCTTTATGTAAAAATTCGCCGCCATGTGTTTATCTCCAAGGTTTACTTTTATTTATTAAAATAATTAGTTTCTAACTTCAGCGTTAGTCAAACCAGTGTCTTTTAATCTTATATCGTTAGGTTCTGATGCTCTACGTATGACTATGTCGTTTTCCATGGTACGGGTTAGTTCTATAGAGTTTGGACCAGATCGTGCTCTGTTTGTAAGTGTATAGTTGATTACTTTTGAATTAAGTGCAAATCCAAAGGCTCCAGTAGTTTGACCCAACGAGAACTGAGCCATAGTACCAGATATTGTAATCGGAAATGTTATATCTGCTGAACCGGTAATTACCGAGAAACCGCTTGAGGAAGAGGTAAAGTTAATCTCGTTATTGCCAGAATATAAGTAACTCTGAATACCAAACTCAATTCGAGCAGGCTCAGTTAATGTAAAGTCAATGTTACCGCTAAATTCACCATATACTGTCGGTGTTACAATACCAGCCTGAACATCAAATGTTAATGTTTGGTTTAGTTCAGCAAGTACTGGTATAAAAACATCAGAAGTAAATGTATAGTCAAATGTACTAGAAGCCCCTCCAGCAATAGTTGAATAACCACCGCCAAAGAAGCCGAAATCTAGTGTTGATGTAAATACGCCATTTGCGGACATTTATTCAGTCCTTATGCGCCACCAGCTGTAATAGAAAATGTTGTGATAGTAATTTGCTGACCAATAGCAATGTTAGTGTTATCTAACTGCATATCTCCACCAGCGCCTGAGGCTGTGATAGTTCCTTGCATATGACATACTGTTCCATCACTTTGGTGAATTCTAAAATAACCAGCTGTACCTGACGCATCAGCAGACAAGTCTTGCCAATTACCAGATAACTGAATTACACCACCTGAAGGAACTGCTAACCATTCGGTAGGCAATACCATAGTGGCAACAATATTACCAGTATTTGCTGATTGACATTCCGTAGGTGCCACACCAGTTGCGATAGTTAAAATAGGGTTTGCACCGACTGTTGTCTCTAATGACTGAAGTGTACCATTACGAGCTCCCGGCGATAACTGAAAAGCCATCTTTCTCTCCTTTGTTTCAATATTATTTATCTATATTTATAAAAAAAGAGTTGA